CCACGGGCGAGATCACCGCTAATCACGTCAATCTCATCTTGTACCTTTTTTGACAGGTACATCAGTACTTCATTCGTCATTCATTCTCCTTAGGCATTGCTTGGTTGGGAACGGGTTGTTCGCTTCGTAGGGCTTCACGGGACATCTCAATGCCCATGCGGAACCCTTCTGCTTCCTGCTTAGCTTCCATTTCACTCTTGGAAGCGGCAAGTTTTGCGCCGACTTGTAGGCCAGCAATCTCTTCTTGCGACTCGATACGCTTTTGTTCGAGTTCAAGTCTGTCGTTCTTTTCAGCGGCGTCAATCTGCATCTTCTGCCGTTTAAGCTCGAGTTCGCCCTTCTTAATCTCCAGCTCTTGCATCTGCATCTGCACGATGGGGTCTTGTGCCATCTGCTGCGCCTGCTGCTGCTGGGCTTCGGCTTGGTTCTTCTGGAGCAACTGTTGTGCTGCGGCTGCAGCCAGACGGGAAACAGCCAGTTCAGTTGTTTCGTCCATCTCAGCGTTAGGCTCTGGGAGTGGTACGCCCGCCTGCTCTTCGATTTGTTTACGATACGCGAACGCAAGGTGTTCTTGTATATGTGCGGATGCTGCAGCCATCATCGACTGTGCGTTAGGGTTCTGGCCCATAAGCTGCGCAATCTTGGGGTCTTGCATAGCAGCCATATGGACTGCGATATGGGCTTCGTGATCTTGGTAGATAAACGCCTTGACAGGCTTACCGTTAAGAACATCCATATTTTCAGACACAGGGTCACGCGGCTTCATGTCGTCGCCATCTTGAAGCGGGACGAGCTTCTGCGCGTTCTTGATACCTAGCACCTCAAGCATTTGACGGTGTAGATAGGGCAAGTCGTAGATTTGCGGCGCGCCCTGTGCCAACTGAATAACAGCCTGATATTGTACGATCTTCTGCGCCATGGTAGCGGCGTTGGGGTCAGATACAGGGATAACATCGACGTTATCATAGTCAGACTTCTTAGCCCTGCGACCGCCTTCTTCTGGCTCAAATGAGTACTCGTCGGGTGTGTAGTCGCGGATGATGCCCTTAAGAAGCTGAAACTCCCGCTTCATTGCATAGTGGACGCGTGCCTGCACGGCACTCATCATCTTCAACGTACGCTCGAGAATAGCCAGTGTGGTGCCCACAGGAGCCTGTGCAGACATGTCAGACACCTTCATGTCCGCCATACCCGCGAAGCGACGACCTTCGTCTACGATGGTCCCTAGGAGGCTGTAGAGCACTTGGCTTGGCTCTTTGTATGGCAGTGGCATGATATTATCACGCATCGTACCTGACGCTACGTCTACATCGCGCCATTCGGCAGGGCTTATCGGGGTGTCGTCACCCTTGACGCGCAAGCCCTTAGTTTTAAATCCGCCCGGTAGATTAGATAGAGTACCAGCATCAACAAGCTGACGAATAAGGCTGGTACCAGACTTAGCAAAAGCACCGATAAGGTGAATAAGGCCAAAAGCGTAGAAGCCAAAGCCCGGAACATACGAATAATGTACGAAGTGGTTGCGCTTAAGCTTCTTTTTGTCATCTGGGTTCCAGTTTCGGCGGATAGATAGGACCGTTTCGGTCTCTTTGTCTATGGTCACGACGTATGGGAGCGCGATTTCAAGGTCATTTTCTTCCTTGTCGCGGTAGTCATCGTCCTCAATGACCAAATCCACGTGCATTTCGAGCAATTTGTACCGGTCATCGGTCTCTGCACGGAAGCCAAGCTGTTCTGAAATCTTCTGCTCGACCTCATCCATCGAATTGACGGGGTCTGGCAGGTCTACATCACGGTAAAACCCATTAGCTTGGAGCTTTCTTAGCTCGTTCGGGGTTTTCCGCATCACATGGGTGACGCGTTCAGCGACTTCCAAGCTGGACGCGCCATAAGGTACGACTACATCTTCTGCTGCGACGTACATAGCGACTTGACGACCGAGTGATGGGTCGAAATACACCTTCTTGAACGCATTACCTGCGAGGCCCAACCCCCACAGCATCCGCTCATGTTCAGGGCGATACTCGACCATCACATCGGTCAACTGATAATTCATATCTTCTTGGACGCGAGCAGCGGCGTCCTTCTTCTCTGGGGTCTCTTTACCGATTAACTGCGTGCGCACCGGCCCTTGGGCTGGGAATGTCTCGCTCATAGTCTCGGCTTGGAACTTAACTACCGCCTCAGACAGCAGTGGGTGATGTACACCACAGGCTCCGGGCCAAGGTTCCGTGCGGTCCTCGACCTTCATACCCAGCAGCTCAAGACCGTCTACATAAGTCTGTATCCAGTCCTTGCGGCTGCTAATATCTTCGTCAAACTCACCCAGCAGGTCGCCAGCAAGCTCTGTAAGCACGCCTTCGTCCAAGTCTTCGGCTAGGTTATCGTTAAAGTCGCCCTCGTCCTCACTCGGGTCAATCTCGATCTCCACGCCATCAATGTCGATCTCGACACTCTCAGGGTCTTCGATCTCAATCTCGATGTCAGAACCCTCGTCCATCTCCATCTCGGATTGGTCGAAGTCTAGGCCCATAGGGGCTTGGTTGAGCGACTTGTCGATATCCATTTATTTAACCTTTTTAACCAAAGTCTTAGCCACTGCGAGTGCCGGAGAAGCAGATGCCGCCACTTCACCTACGCGAACTGCGGTTTCCGCTACGTCTCCGAGGATGTCGAATACGCTCTTTTTCTTTTTAGTCTGCGTCTCGTTCGCACCTGCTACGGCATCGGCGTATTCTACGCCTGCTGCACGTGCTTCGTTGAAGGCTGTGCGCTGGTCATCAGACCATTTTGACCATTGTGTCTTACCGATTGGGAATAAAGCCTTGACCATTAGTAATATCCTTGATTGCGGTTCGACTTGAAATACTGGATTTCGTCCGGTTCGTCTAGCGTAGTAGTGATATAACCTCCACGCCTGAACCTATGTAGTGCCATAGACACCGTATCGACATAGTCATCGTTGGAACCTGCGGGAAATTCTGCAACTTCATCAATGACTTCCTCGGCCCAGCGCGTCGCTGGTGCCCATACTCTACCAGACGCAAAGATATCAGCGATCCCGTTGAGTCGGCTTATCTTGTCATTACCCCGTGTCGGGGTGAACTCCTGCACCGGTATGCCCATGGCCCGCATCTCGTAGATGAGCGGCGCGCCTGACGCCTTTTTCTCGATGATAACCCCGTCTGGCTGCCACTCTTTATACTCATCTATGGCCACACGCTTAAGCTCGGGGAACTCCATGCGGTCTCTGAAGGCATTCAGGAGGATAATGTTAGCCTGCGTCTCACCATTGTCGTCAGGGTGGTAGAACACACCCCACGTAGTACACGCCGAATAGTCGGCACGTTGTGTCTTCTCGAAGGCCGTATCCCAGCTTTGTAAGATAAAGTCACAGCTTGGCGGGTCATCCCCTTCCCACTCCATCCACCACTCACGCTTGACGATAGCGGCCGACTCGGAGATGGGGTTCTGCTGATACTGCGCCATCCACTTGGAGTTAGGGACGTCGCGCTTAACTTTCTCAAGCTCGCTTAATTCCCAGAACTCAGGCCACAGTGGCTTCTCAGACGGAAGAATTGCTGGAAATTCAATGACTTCCCACTCACCGATGGACTCGTTGGCAACGGCGTCTTTAATTATCTGCCCTGTCAGGTCACGCTTCGACCACCGCGTCATCACCACGACGATGGCCCCACCGGGCTGGAGACGCTGACGCGGCCCTGAGGTGTACCACTCGTAGGTCTTGTCGTAGATATCTGGGTTAACTTCTGCGATAGCAGCTTCCTGCTCGGAGTGCGGATCGTCGATGATGAGCACGTCAGCACCTTTACCAGTCACAGCACCGCCAATACCAATAGCGAAATAGTCTCCACCTTTGCTCGTATTCCAGCGTCCAGCTGCCTTAGAGTCCGAGGCCAGAACAAGGTCGGGGAAAATGTTGTGGTAAACCTCTGTATCTACAAGGTTTCTTACCTTACGACCGAAGCCTACGGCTAGCTCTGCTGTGTGCGAGCACTGAATGATCTTCTTATGGGGGAACTTGCCGAGGAACCATGCAGGTAACAAGTAAGAGGCGAACTCCGACTTTGTGTGTCGCGGTGGCATATTAATAATGAGCCGTTTGCACTCACCACGAGCAACCCGTTCAAACGCGTCTGCCATTTTTGCATGGTGTCGTCCCCCTATGAATGACGGCCACACTTCCTTGACGAAGCCAAGGAACTTATCCTGTGCAACCTTCTTGGACTTCAGCTCGTGTAGCTTCTCCAACTCCGCAAGCAGTTTCTCCTGCTCCGGCAAGCTCAGCTTCGGCAGGATTTTGGGTATATCTTTGAGCGATATCGTCACGTGATATCCACCACTTCCCCGCGCAGCCACTGACCCAGCATCAGCTGCATCTGACGCACATTCTCTTCGCCTATGGTAGTCTCGCCCTTGTCCGTGATTATCTTAGTGTCGTCGGTCGTCCAGCCTGCGTACATATCGCGCTTGGTGAAGGTCAGAACAGTCTCATCCCCTTCCATCAGCAGCGCAGTACCCGGAAGCTCTGCATCTTTAGGCGTGCCGGGACAAAACCCACGAAGTGCAGCGATACTAATCCTCATCTTTTTTACCCATGTCAGCTAGCTGAGCTTCTTCCATCTCGTCTAGCTCGCCAAACCCTGTATCCAGTATCTCTTCGATCTCGTTGTGGTCGAAGTGCGCTAGTTCTTCCTCGATAGTCTGCCCGAGGGGTGTGATGTCGATGATGTCTGCGTTCAGTAACCGCTTGACGCGCTCCTTAATCGCATTCTCCAGCTCTGTCGGGTCTTTGTAGTTGATCGTAATCTCGGACTTGGAAGTGAACAGGCCAATATCGCTGTGCTTACCTAGTAGCTCAAGCGCCTTCAGTTCTACCTTAGGATCACCGTAGTTCGCTAGCTCCATGAGCTTGAACGTAATTGCAGCCCGCACTTGGTTTGCATCTAGTGCCAACTGTTGGCCATAGGCACGCAGGAACTGGGCCGCACCAAATGCAGTTGTGACCTGATTGAGGTTCTTGGTTTCCCGCTTCTGCACCATGTCGGCAAGCTTCTTAGCTTCCTTAGCGGTGTTCTCATCCAACTCTAGCGGCGCACCCATGTTAACAAGGAGTTCTGCAGTGTTCCCCGCTAACGCAATCTCTTCAAGAAGCGACGTGGGTTTCTCTTCGACGGTGTCGTAAGGCACCGGATATGCGTTGGAAGGTTCTACTTTGATAACGGGCATGTGTGCAGCATCCGGTTTGAGGGAAGCAGTGAAGCCGTGCGTGTAACAGGCTAGGTACAACAATGTAAAGGGGAAAAGGGGGGTGACGCAAACTGAGGGAAGCACCACCCCACCCAAGGGCATCGCATGGCAAAATGCGATGACGAATACTACCGCACGGGTTTTGCATGTCAAGGTACCATAGACGGGGGGTGTTTCTATGTGCGGGCAAGACGGATACTGGCTAGAAAAAATAGGGGGTGGGGGGTCTTGATTTGACATTGTATAGGGGGGTGTTTCTGGGATGTGCTGATATAATGTGCAAAATAGTATGTATAGGGGGGCGGCACCTTGTCTGTGGGGCGAGGGGGGTCGGGGGGCGGTGGGGTAAACAGAACAAAGAACGAACAACCCTGCACCCCCACCGGAACAAAACGTGAAACCTCACTTTGTTAGGTAGTTTCGTGCGATTTTTCTTGTGTTATCCCTCAAATTGTGGGACAAACAAATCATCGAGAGAGCAACAACGCTACTCGATACCACACACAATAGGAGCAAACATTATGACTAACACAGTATCAGTAACAGCAGCACGCAATGCCTACATGAAGGCTACCGAGTCTACATATGGTAAGCTGCGCGAATATGCCGAGAGCCTTACCGAGCAGCTAGGCGAAGGTTGGTGGCTTATCCCAATGAAAGGCCCGCTGTCTGGTAATGAAGCCAAGGTGCGGGAAGCTATCCGAGCAGAGAAGGCTCTAGTGCTTGAGCTAGCCAAGGAGAAGAAGGCCAAGAACCCTAAGTATAATGAGTATAAGCCTTGGTCTGACGTGCTTAAGTATGTGAAGCCTGAAGTCAAGAAGGGTGCTGGTGCTAATGCGCCACGGGATATCCACGACCGCTTTGTCACCGAGCTTACCAAGCTCTATAAGGCAGGCAAGGCAGATGAGAACCCGACCGAGGCAACACTCGACGCTACGTTCTTTATCGGCAAGGGCCTCGAAATACTCGGCATCGACCTGACACAATTCAACCTAATGGACTAATCGGGAAGGGGAGGCGCAAGCCTCCCCGACCTAACTAAGTTACAACCCCTCACCGAACCCTCATGCGCAAGCATGGGGGTTTTTGTTTGCACCTCGCACAGCAGGGTGAACGCGTCTAACTTAGTTAGGTGTCGCCATGATAGTAGTCCTGCGGATGAGGCGACCAAGTGGGTAGGTGAAAACCTTACAATACATAAACCTTACGTTACTAGCCCTAACTAAGTTAGACCCCCATGATAGTAAGCATGAGGATGAGGCGACCGAGGTATTGTAAGGAAAGTTGGGTAACGTAAGAAAAGTAAGCCCTATTGTAAGAAAATGACCCACGCATTTCTGCGCTTTGTAAGGGTCGTAAGGGTTGTAAGGTTTTTTTCAGGGTTCGCTCCGGAAAGACGCCCTCTCGCAGATGCACCGCGTAACCCGTAAGAAAAATCGCCCCAGCCCTTATTATTATTATTTTTACCTTACTTTCTTACATTACAACCAATTTCCTTACTGAAACCCGCAGGCTTCTGCCATTTTCTATTGTAAGTTTTTCTCTCTCACTTTTCTTACATTACCCCAATTTTCCTTACAAAGCGCAGTTTTCCGTCACCCATTTCCTTACACTGCCTAACCTTGTTAGACGTGCCCGACCTCGTGCCCACATGACTTGACATAAGAGGGACTTTGTGTTACATTAAAAAGAAAAACAAAAGGCCAGACAGGTTCGACCCAACGGACCTAACAAAGTTAGAGAAGGAGCAAAATATGCACTGCAATTGTGGCGATGAAATAAATCCGAGACGCGTAGCCCTTGGCTACCGAACATGTCCTGTGTGTGGGGACCGAGAGGCACGGCAGGTAAAGTTTACCACTGTGCCTCTCAACAAGTCCAACTACGTTGTGGTCTCCGACTACCGCGAACTGGCATGGCTCAACCCTAAGAACGTCAACATCTAACAAAGTGAGGAATGAAAATGGTTAGTGACTTAAGCATTAAGATGAAAGCGGCTGTCCTGCTACGCAGATATGACCAGCTACGCAGAGAGCTACGAGAGACAGAGTATGAGTTAGGCCCAGCCGTGGCCGAATACGGCATACAGACTGGACGCCGAGGCCTATCGAAAGACCACTTCCGTAGCGAACTTGAACGTGAGGAACTTATCCGACTGGAGATAGCAGCCGAGCGTGACGCATGGGAGAAAGCAAATGGATGAGCTGAACGATTGGGACAAGGTAGCACTGGCCTTCGACATACTGGAGAACGCCGAGGTGATGCAGGAGTTTGACACAACACTATGGATACAGGTGGACCGCGACTTGTGGGAAGCCTTTTGCGAAGAAGGATATAACGGATGACCGAACAACCAACCAAAGACCGCAACTACTACCGCATGCTCACCAACAACGAGCTTATCGCCACCGCCAAGGAACGCTTACACCTAACAGAGTTAGAGCAGGTGCTAACCGAGCGGTTACTAAAAGCCGAGCGCGAGAGGAAGAACAATGACTAACACACTACTACATATAGCAGCCGAGATATTCTTCGTAAGCGCAGGTATCTTCGCAGTGTGGGCCATCCACACAACCATCAAGGGGAAATGACATGGGTTATCGGTCAGAAGTAGATGTAGTTATCTACGCACCAGTGGACAGCGGCACATCATACCCGTTGCTCAAGCTGTGGTTCGACGAGAACTACCCCGTCAAGGAAGCCAAGGACGAATGGGAAGCGAGGATTACCTACGACCCAGAGAGCCGAGGCATCTCCGTCTACTACAATGACGTGAAGTGGTATGACACCTACGAACATCCGCAAGCGGTGGAGAGAGTGTTCGATGCCATCGACCGACTGCTAGACGAGCAAGCAGTGTTGGGCGACCCCACGGCGTTCAACATAGCATGGGAGTTTGTGCGCCTTGGCGAGGAAGACCAAGACACCGAGATAAGGATGAGCGCCAACGCAGATGCGGTAATCGCAGTGAACCGCTCAACAGAGATATCGTTTCAATCACAAGCCTAACAAAGTTAGAAGGAGCAAACACATGGGCTGGAATAATCACTACCGCAACTGGGACATACCCAGACTTGCATCATACAACGACGCAGTGAAGCGCGAGGCGACAGTCAAACCTATTCGCGGCGATGCTAACGGAACTAAGCCGCTGGGTGCGCGCAACAAGAAATACTACAACATACGCAAGGAGGGTAATGACATCGTGGTGCGGATGCATGCCACGGACATCGTGCGTTACCATCCAGATAATACGCTAACCATACAGAATGGTGGCTGGGTATCGCCCTCGACGCACGACATGTTCAACATGTTACTTGGGCTACATATGCGCACCTTCCACTACAGGGCTTGGGTTACTTGCTACATGCGCAGGGCCATAGGGTCAAACGCGCCTGAGATTGTGCATGGCGAGTGGCGGCTACCTAACAACGTGCCAGTGAGGATTGTCCCGCACGAAGGCCACTGGCTACTCGACGACATGGAAGAGAACGTGACGCATGCGGTCAACCGCAAGGCAGCTAACAAAGTTAGGAAGGAATACGCAGGGTTTCGGACATACCTCTCCGCAATGACCAAGCTGCGCACCGAGTATGTATCGCAGCCGCGCTGGAATGGGCCTGATGTGACCCTACCCGTGGTGAAGGTAAGCCGCAGTGAGCTTGAGGCGCACAACCTCATAGACTACACCGCTGTGGTGGAAGCTAACCGCAAGTGCGCGTCACAAGGAGACAACCTCAAGGGACTGATACGTAGCGACAAGCCGGAGGATAACTACCGAGCCTTGCTTACTATCATGAGAAGTGCCCACGAGGGACGGTATTGGATTAGCTCCGAGGGTATATCCATCGCACCAGAGCGCATAACCAAAACGTTCGAAGAACTAGTCATGTTCATGCACCGCTATGAGGTGCTGGAGCGCAAGCCAGCGAAGCGGGGTGTGCCGACACGGGACCGCTATATAAATTGGTTCTAACAAAGTTAGAGGTCCCCGACCTCGTGCCCACATCACTTGACTTGGGTATATTATTGTGCTACAATAAAAAGAAAAAGCTGGGAAATCAGCCACCTAGAGTAAACAAACCTAACAAAGTTACACACGAAGGAGCAATATAATGTCTATTGATTTTGGTTCAAACATCTCGCTTGCCGAAGCCGCAGAGCTTATCGCAGCTATCCCCGACAATCGGTTCCTACTTGAGGGTGAGCCTGGGATTGGCAAGTCCAGTATCATGAAGTCGCTCAAGGCCAAGCTAGGTGACCGCTACGTCTATGCCTACTTTGACTGCGCTCAGAAAGACCTTGGCGACATCGCCATGCCGAGCGTGAACCGCGAGCTACGGGTAACAGAGTATTTCCCCAATGCTGCGCTCCAGTTGCAGCATGGCAAGCCAGCAGTCATCATGCTTGACGAGTTTGCTAAGGCTCCGCCGCCTGTGCAGAATATGCTTCACCCGCTACTCGAAGAACACAACCCACGGCTAGGCGACATTGAGCTACATCCAGACTCAATCGTGTTCCTTACGTCTAACTTGTCAAGCGATGGTGTTGGCGATGTTATCAAGGGCCATACTCTTAACAGAGTATCCAGAGTGCGCGTAGCCAAACCAGACAGCGACCAGTGGCTTGAGTGGGCTATCAACAACGACATCGAGCCTGTTGTCATGGCTTGGGTAAAGCAGTTCCCTCATGCGCTGGCTTCATACACTGACGGCACGCAGAACGAGAACGCATATATCTACAACCCCAAGGCTATGCAAAAGTCGTATGTCAGCCCACGCTCTTTGTCTCGTGCTTCTAACATAGTTAGGCGTCGTGAGCAGGTATCATCCAACGCTCTTACCGCTGCGCTATCAGGCACAATCGGTGAGGCAGCAGCGCGGGATATGCAAGCCTACATCACATACCAAGACCAGCTACCGACATGGGAACACATCACATCCAAGCCCAATGATGCGGCTATCCCTGCGTCAGCAGGTGCATGTGCGGTGCTTATCTTCGGTGCAATCATGAAGGTGACCAAAGAGACAATGGCTCCGTTCATGACCTACCTGTCTCGCTTCGAACCAGAGTGGCAAGCATGCTTCGCTATTAACATTGCGAAGAACCCACAGCGTCAGTCGGTTGCGTTTTCATCCGCTGCGTTCGCTAACTGGGTGCGGGACAATGAGGACTTACTCTAATACCAACACAAGGAGCAAACTAATGGATATGCAGAAAGCAGAGCGTAAGCTCAAGAAAGTCAAGATTAACCTCATGCGCAACCCCATGTTCGCATTGTGGTCTGGCATCATGATGGTCGGTAAGACTAGCGTAGCAGAGGACGTGCCAACGGCATGCACCAATGGCCGCGACGAGATATACGGCTTGGAGTTCATAACAAAGTTAGACGAGAAGCAGCTAGGGTTCGTCGTGCTACACGAGAACATGCACAAGGGCTTACGCCACATGACAACATGGCAGAAGCTCCGAGCAGAGAACCCACGCCTAGCTAACATCGCAATGGACCATGTAATCAACCTTATGATTATGGAGATGGACCCGAACGAGCAAGTCATCGCCATGCCTCGCCTTGATGATGGCACACCGATGGCGTGTTACGATACCAAATACAAAGGCATGAACACCAAGCAAGTCTTCGACCTACTGAAGCAGGACAATCCAGATGGCGAAGGTGGCGAAGGCTTCGACGAGCATGACTGGGATGGGGCCAAGGAGATGACCGCCGAGGACCGCAAGGAACTAGAGCGCGAGGTGGACCAAGCCCTACGCCAAGGCCAGATAGCAGCTATGAAAGCTACGGGTAAAGGTGGGCTAAGTGTCAACCGAGAGCTAGGCGACATGCTCCAGCCACAGATAGACTGGCGCGAAGCACTGCGTGAGTTTGTGTCCGCTACCTGCAATGCCAAGGATGCGTCATCATGGCGCAGGGTCAACAGGCGCATGCTGGGCCAAGATGTGTATCTTCCTACGCTAGTAGGGGAGAAGGTCGGACATATCGCTATCGGCATAGACACAAGTGGCTCTATCGGTGCGGACGAACTCAATGTGTTCCTGTCCGAGGTCAAGGCTATCGTCGAGGAGGTGCATCCCGACAAGCTAGACCTCATCTATTGGGATGGCAACGTAGCGGGGCATGAGGTCTACGACATGGCAACTATGTCTAACCTTGTTAGCTCTACTAAGCCAGTAGGTGGAGGCGGCACTGACCCAACCTGTATGATGCGCTACCTCAAGGAACAGAACATCAAGCCAGAGTGCATCATCCAGCTGACTGACGGGTATGTCTGTGACTGGGGTGACGAGTGGGATGCGCCCATCATGTGGGTAATCTCAGAGTCGCGCTACACATCGGGACGTATCGTAGCGCCAG